CCGATACCATCTGAACTCAATTCCTCATCTACTTTTTCAGCATCCATATCCTCTGCTTCAGCTTCTGCTCTCATCTTTTGAGATAAGATAGATTGAAGTCTAGGAGTAAATGCCTCTTCAAGAGCGAGTTTTGCGTTTGCTAATGCTGTTTCCTTTACGGCTTTAGCATCGGCGATTGCTTCTTTCAATAATTTTGAATTTGCCATCTTGTTTTTTCCTTAAATTTGTTTGTGAAGTTATTCTCTTGGGAACTCCAATGTAATTATGTTGATTGTTCGGTCACACCTTATAGAGAAGGGTATTCATTAATCAACTGTTGTCTTAAAAGTAATCCCATATGAATGGGATATTTGATAATAAGTATGTAAATTTTTTAGAAAACTAAAGAAATATAATAAAATTACAAAGAATATTTATTTTTTCTTTTAGCTTCTTCAATTTGTAACCGCTTTTTGACTGATTTTTTTATAAATTCTTTTCGTTCTCTTAGTTCTTCTACTTGCTTTACCTTTTGAATTTTTCGTTTGTATTCTTTTAAAGCTACCTCTATATTTCCGTTTTTAATACCAACTATCAACATATATTAACCTAATGCGTTTTCTAAAGCTCTTTCGAATTTAGCTTCGATTCTATCTAAAAAATCTTTAGCTTTAGATAAATTACTTTGATTAGCTTTTAAATTAACTAATGCTTTTTTTCTATCTTCTTCAGTTTTTGCACTGAAATATGGTTTTGTTAAATCCTTTTGTCTATCTGCTAAGGTTTGGTATTTAGCCAATGATTCTAAATATTCTTTAGCTATTGGATTAAATGCTTTAACTTCTTTTTGAGAAGGCCCTTCTACTTCCTTTAAAGGTATAAGGTTTACTAATTTCATATTATTGATGATTTACCAATTTATATTTAGTTCTATACATTAAAGATACAACGGTATCGATATCATTTTGTATCCAACTATCTTTTAATTTAGGATTTTGTCTTAATCTAGCTACCATACCACATAAAGTTTCAAAATATTTAATAATATTTTTAATATCATTATTTTTATCCAATGTACCAATGCCAGATAATTGAATTAGTCCTTCTTTTCCCTGATAAGTTTCTACTAACCCATCAATTAATCCACTAATTGCATCATAGTATTCACCCAATGCAAGATGCGCTGAATGAGAACCTATTCCCTTAACACCCAAATGAAATGAATGAGCCTGTGTTCTACTTTGTAATAACAATGATGCTAATTCTTCCATTTATTTAGAAGTTTTAGATTTTTGTTCTCTTAATCCCAATCGTTGTTTCATAACATCTTCTGATAAATCTGCTATTTCAAAGTATCTTCCTAAAACGTGTCCCATATCTTCATATAGAGCTTCTAATCTTTGTTGTTGAGATTTTGCTTCTACTGCTTCCTTTTCAAAACCTGATTGTAACTTTTTAAGTTCATTCATATTTCTTTTAATGGTTACTCTATCAAACCAATCACCACCTTCTCTCAAAGTGTATTCTTGTGCAGCATCTGCAATTCCACCCAATGTTTCTGCAATTTGCATAATATCAGATTTTCTGCTCATTCCTTCTCTATGCTGATTATACGTTGAAATGATTTCTAAGAAATGCTTTTTCAATTCAGTTGGAAGTTGTTGAAACTCTTCGGTTTCGTTTAATAAATCTTTTAAACGTATCATAGTATTATTTCTTTGCAATTTTATATTTTTTCAATCGTTGAACGGCTGCTGCTAAATCTTGTGGAGTCATTCCCAACGCATCTACCATTTTAGCCATTACTAATTGTTCTTTTTTTCTCGTCAAACTATATGATTTAATAACTTGTAAAGCTCTTTCTAAAAATTTGTCTACTTTAGATGGTAGAGTTACATCCATATCTTCAATGGATTCTTTTTTTAGTTCCTTATTTGGTATTAAATTTATTAACTTTGCCATATTAGTTTAATTCAATTATAATTTCTCTCATCAAATTTTGTGAACGACACCACTTACCACATTCTTCTGCTATTTTAGCCCATTGCTTTGATTCCTGTAAAGGTGCCATAAATGCTCCATGCGTTGATGGATTGGATACAAAATCCCATCCAACTAATTCAAAGTCTTCCTGAACCATTACAGTCCCATCTGATAACTCTTTTACTGAACCTAATCCTCTTGATGAAATACCTAAACGAATATTATTTTTTAATAATTCTTTTAAGATATTTCCAGATGGAGTTGAAAGAATTTCTACTACACCACAAACATCATCACCTTCCCAATAAATTTCTCTAATATTATGAGAAACATTCTTTAGATTGATAACGGGAGAATCCGGATGGTCTAATTCACCCAATGCTCTTCTTTCTTTAATGAGTTGTTCGTATTTTTTACATTCTCTTTCCAATATTCCTTTAGGATATCTTCTATGATTTTGATTTGGAGCACCTGCTCTTTGTAGGATTCCCTTAACTAAGTAAGTTCCATTTTCTTCTTGTTGAAGTTTTGCTTCGAACAAATGCGTTTCTATCAATAATCCTTTACTCATTTTATTTTATATCTTTTTTAACTTTTTCTATTGCCTTATCAATATTTGCTTTATCTGACCAAGACTTTAAAAATATAGTTTTTATTTGATTTTCCATTTCTGTCTTATCCAAATCACCAATATTTTTAGAAATTAAATTCTGAACAATTGGTAACTTAACTATTCCATCAGCCATTGTACTATCAATTCCTCTTTTGGTATCAATCATATTGGTTACTCTATCTATGAAACTATTATCATTAGATAATTTATTTAATATGTTTTTTACCGGTTCTTTATAATCTTTATTAGCTGTAAAATATTTCATTCCTTTTTCAACCAAATCTATCATATAATAGAACATAATCTTACCAACTATAATACCACCCAAAGTTGTTAGTATTCCAATTGCTAGATTTTCATCTACCTTTTTTTTTTTACCACTTCGTTTTTAGCTCTTAATGCCGCTAAATCCGAACCTTCAATCTCACCATCGCCATCGGTATCAATTTTCTTTTGACCCGCAGTTAATTCAGCTTCGTTATATCCTTTCAATCTACCTTCGGATTTTGCTTTACTTGCTTTATCTACTGCAGTAAAAAATTTAACTTTTTCCGCATCTGTCATATCAGGAATAGATTTACCCGTTCTATCCAACATATGTTTGAATAATTGTTGGTAATCGCTTTCTTCTTTTACTATTTGGCGGATAAGTTCTTTTAGTTCTGTATGTTTCATTATTCTGATATTTGTCTAATTTTCTGGTCTAGTTTTAATAATCTCTCTTGTATACTATAAATATGACTATTTGTCCTTTTCCAATAAGATTTATTATCTACACCACTTTCGTTCTTAATCTTACCATACCAATTAAGAAATCTTTCCATTTCTTTTAATTGTTTATTGATATTAGATATACCTCTACCAATTTTAGCTTGTGCGGTTGATTCATCTTGTTTTAATGCCAACCATCTATTTTCATTAACTGGTGTGTATCCTGTAAGGTCTGCTTGTTTTTTAGCTTTTTTCTTTTCACCATCTTTACCACTAAATGCAAAAGGTGTATTATACCCTTGTACATTGCCAGTGGTATTCATCTCATCAATCATTCTTTCTCTCACCATCTTACGAACAATTTCTCTTATTTTATTAAGTTGTTCTGTTTTTAATGTTTCTGGCATTTGATTATATGTTTAATTTTAAGCTAATACATAAACAGAACCACCATTGGTTACTGTTATACTTTTAACATAGCAAGGAAAAGGTTCTCCTGCTGTCAAATGTGCTAATGAAATAGTTGTATTACCTTCCAATGTAACTGTGCCTGTTACACCAGTTACAGGCATTATACCCCAAACTCTATCTATCAATGTAGCAGAACCAGATGTTACTAATTTTGCATTAAATGCTCTATAATTTACCATTTTTTATTTTTTTATCGATTGTTTTAATTCACTTAATAACTCATAAGTCATCATTAATGCTGATAAGTGTTGCTCTTTGATTTTTTTAACCGATTTAACTTTTCTTACATTAGCGATAGTTTCTGCTAATTTAATTTGAGTTACTTTATCAGTTATTTTAGAACCTACTTCTTTTAATCCATTGATTAATTTAGTAATTTCATTCGAAACATATTCATTTAACTTACCAGTATTATTAATATTATTTATATACTCTCTTAATAATCCTTTTTGTTCATTGGTAAGATTTTTATATTTGTTATTAAATGATTCAACTAATAATTTATAAGAAACAGCTCTTAAATCTTCATCTTGCTTCTTATATTCTTCCATTACTAAATCTTTCAGCTTTATATCTTTATTTTGAATAGAAGAATTTATAATGCTTTCAGTTATTGTAAAACGAGAACTTACAATATCAGTTGGGTCGTATTGTTCATCCGTACTAGCTACTTCAAATATTTTATATATAGATGCTAATGTTTTATAATTAGAAATTGGAGATTTAATAAATTCTTCCAAATTGTAAGTATCTTTAATTTCTTTTATAAGATTATATTTTTCTCTTGTAAGCTTAGTTTCATCTAATCTTTTACGAGCCTCTAATATAGTATCTATGAATTTTTCAGCTTTTGATTCTGAATTATATTTTTCGTTAATTAAATATTGGTATAATTTTAATTCTTTTGAAAGTTCTTTTTTAGAATTAAAATGTTCTTTTAAAATACGCTCGGCTACTGATTTATTTGCAGACATGATTTCTGATGTAATCTGTCTTACTAATAATTCAAATATAAACCCAGTGTTTTTAAATTTCGAATGTTTTATTTTTTTCATCAAATTGTATGATTTATCAGATATAAATATATTTTTCTATTGGTTTCCTACTTTTTATTTATATCTTCTGTCAAAATTCTCTTTTTACCACCTTTCATATCCTTAAATATCTCTTGATAATTGGTTCTTGGCTTGTATTTTACTGAACCTTCTTTTTGTTTAAGGGTCTTAATACCTAATGGGTCTCTACCTTCTGGGTGGTCATCCTTACCATATCTAACCGGGTCTTTTGGTCTACCAACTTTACCTTCTTCCTCTAATTCTGTTTTCAATCTATTCAATTCTTCTTCTACATTTGTTGGTCCTTCAGTTCCTGTTTCTTTAGCAGGGTCTACACCTTGTGTTTCGATTGATGTTAAACGGAATGTTTGTTTGGTATCATCTAATACTTGCAATGTTAATTCATCTTGCTCATCTTTAGCCATCTTCATTACTGCCTCATACATCCATTCTTTAGAGAACATCTTTGTTTGTTGCATTTGTTGAATTAGAGCTACCTTTGAAGTATATAGTTCAACTTGCTCTTGCTCATAGATTTTAGATGGAATAGTTAATTCTAATGTAAAATTAGTTAATCTATCATCATCTATACCCTGTGCATATAAGTGAATAATTGCGATTTTAGTTAATTCTGAAATTAATACTCTTTGTACTCTTTCAATTGTTTTTGCAAAACGGATATCCATTGCTGCCAATGTTGCTTTACCATTGGTATCTTCTTCGTATCCTAAATATGCTTTTGGAATTTTCAATGCTGCCATCATTTTACCTTTTAAGTAATTGATGTCATCAATCATATTATATTCTAAACCTTTTAACGTATCAATTGAAGTACCATTATCACTACCACGAACTGGCATATAATAATCTTCAATAAGGTTTTGCATATTGTACTTTAAGTTATAATCACCCGTTCTTTCATCAACGAAAGGAACTTTTTTAGATGAGTTTATAATCTTCTGCATGTAGTTATCCACTTCATTTGGTGGGATGTTACCAACATCTACTTTGAAAATTCTCTTTTCAGGAGCTCTCATTACTCTATGGATTAACATTGCGTCTTCCATCAACATTAATTGTTTCCATACTCGTCTACCACCTTCAATCATAGATTTTCCGTAAGGTAAAAAGTTTGAATCTGAATTTAAACGGAAGTGAGCCATCTCATAGTTTTCAAATTCCTTCTTTGGGCTCATACCATATGCTCCTAATGGATTTTGGTATGGCGCATAAACGAATTTAACTCTTTGAGGATTCTCCATATCAAATCCCTCTACTCTACTAACCTCATAGGTTGATAATGGCATTACGTTTACAATACCAATACCTTCTTCTGCTGCTATTTCTAATTGTAAAAAGAAATCACCATATTTAACCAAGTTTCTTGTCCAAGGCCATAAGTTGAATTCTACATTAAGAATATCATAAAAAAGATTTTCTAAAATTTGTTTGATGTTATCATCTTCGTGGTGGATTTTTAATACATTACCCATTTCATTTCTAGCCGTACACTCATCTGCGTATACATCTAATGCTGATGCTAAAATCGGGTCGGTATCCATTGAATCGTAATCTCTAAACAAGTCAATTCTAACTTGCTGATATGCCATCGATGATTCTAATTGGCCTGTACCATAATTAGTAACCTTTAATTTCATAAAACGGTCTACTAAGTTAGTAGTCATATTCTGATACTCATCGGTATCAATGACCTTAACCCCATCTGCTGTTTTACGAACTATGGTATTTGTTGAAAATAATTTTTGTAACCTACCTAATATTGATTTATCTGCTGCCATTTTTTTTTATATTTTTCTAAAGATACGGAAATTTTTTGGATTTACCAAATTACCATTTCCTGCAGCTCCAATAATTTGCTTTGTGTCTTGGTCCTGGACTATCACAATTCATTCTTGCTCTAAAAGATTTTCTTGCTTTTGGATTTGATTTTCTTATTTTCATTCCTTTTTGGCCGAAGTTTACCTTAACAACATTACCAGCTGGATTCTTAACATATACTTTGAATTTCTTTACATCACCTTGCATTGGTTTACCCAATTGAACACTTCTACCCTGATACTCTGCTTCATAAACACAATTGCAATTTGCTTCACTTAAATCTTTAGAATATGTTCTCATAAAGCCAATAAAATCTACCATATCCTCATCCTCTACATCATATTCTTCTGGTTCAACGTATCCGTAATTTACATCATCATCACTATTAATATCTTCGCTTACAGGAACGCAATTTGGCACCATCTTACCATTTTTCATTTTACCACCAACTTGCTTATACCCATCCCAACAATCTTCACATAATGCGTTAGCTTCTCCCTCATTACAAGTTTTCCATCCTCCACCTTTACCTTTGTAATTTTTTGCAGCCCATCCATTTGCGTATGCTGATGGATATACATCAAATTTAGATTTTGCTGCCGATTTAGATGCAGACCATTTAGCCGGGTCGGTTGGGCAATTTTTTTCTAAAAATAAATTTAGTCTTTCTTCTATGTTCATAGTTTCATTTTTTGGTTTTGTTGAAACATATATTGGTTTTTTACCTTGCCCACTACTATCTTTACCACCTCTTCCTGCATCATTTTGTGCATCTCTTTTTCTACGAGTTGCACTTTCTTTTTCTTTTTTACTCATTCCGGCTGCTTTTGCTGCAGGAACACATTTTGCATAACCTTTCTTTTCTCCCGAAGTACCACATGGTGGGTGTTTACCATCGACCTTTTTTCCGATGTTTACCCACTTTTCTTTAAACCATTTATTTAAGTCTTCGTTCATTTAGACTAGTTTCAATATATAAATATAAAAAAATTACTTTAGCAACCAAGTTAAGTTTTCAACCTGTCCTTTACCTAATTCCATTTCATATGGGTTCTTACTTAAATAGCCGGTTGATACAAATCCTTCGTACTGATTTATCTGAGAAGCGTTTAACATACTCTTAGTTAAATCAATTCCTTCTTGTCTTAAACGGAGTGCGGTATTACGAACCCAAAGTCCAATTGCCAATGCCATCGTAAGGTCATCATTGTAACCCTTCATAGCTTCAGCCCTACCACCATTCCAAATAAATGTAAATAACTCATCTATGAGTCTCTGTGAACGAATTAGGATATCCTTATCGGTCATATATGTATCTAATGCTGATATGATAAGAGGACGAGTTTTAGATGTTGTAGAAAATCCTGCAACCATTTGCTTTTCATCTCTATAAAACTTATTACTCATCTGCCTTTCAGTATCAATATATTTTAAATCATTACTCATATAGAATAAATTTCCATATCCTCTATTGATGATTTGTTGAATTGTTGCCCAACCCACATTTGAATTCTCTACTACTAATAGGGCGTTATTATATTCTGTTGCCAAACTTACTAAAAAGTTTCCAAAATCTTTTGTTTCAATTTTACCTCTATATTCTGCAACTTGTGAACTATCTTCGATATCAATTACTTGTACCGTTGAAAAATCGGCTCCATCTCCACGCGCAACGTCAGCGGATACCATATATTGTCTATTATAATTGGGATGTTCCCATACCCATAAATTTCCATCAAATCCTCGCTTATCAACCGGCTCCATTATATAGGTATCTTTATACCAAGTCAATAATGCCGGGTCGATTACGGTATCACCTGAACCAATAAAGTCACAATCACATTCTTGTGCTGCTCCTTTAACTCCTAAGATACGAGTTTGTTCATCTCTCCATGCCTGATTTCTTTCAGGATGCTTTGTCCAATGTAGATTGATACAATTAAATCCATTTGCACCACTTTCACCTGCTACCCAAGTTTTATGAAAGAAATTACCCACACCATTTGGAGTAGATAATACAATTGCAGCTCCACCTGTTGATAGAGTTGATTGTGCTGATAACCAAATTTCATCAATATCTCTAATGAAAGCTGCCTCATCCACAACTAATAGGGATAGGGCTTCCGAACGTCCTGCATCCGGAGAACTTGCAATTGCTTTTACTTGAGAACCATTTTTTAATTTAAGGGAAAGTTTGTTATCTTCAACAGATGAACTTCCACCATCTCTTAACCAAACTGGTAACAAATCGTGCATAACTCTTACCTTTTCTACAAGGTTTTTAGCTACCGTTACTTTTGTTGCAATAACCAACGCATTAAAATCTTGATTGAATAACATCTTCCAAAGTATAAAGCCGGCAGATAAAGTTGATAATCCTAATTGACGAGATTTGAGGATAATGTTAAAACGATTATCTTTAAAATCAGTTAAACAATCCTCCTGGAAAGGATAAAGGTGAAAGGGTATTTTTCCTCTCACCGGGTGTTGTATAACACAATATTTCTTCATAAAGTAAATGGGGTCTTGTCCACATTTACGATATTCTTCAGCTATTATTTCCTTTAATGACTTCTTTGGTTGCCCTTGAACTGACATTATTTTTTGAATTTAATTTTCCAAAACACCCCACCACCAATGAATGGAGTTAATACTCCGTTTGTTCCATCAGTTCCAACTTTGTTAGCAACTCCTATACCTAATTGATATATTTTATCACTTTTAGATTTAATCAATACACCAGCTCCTAAATTTGCAACTACGTCTACTTTATTAAATCCACCCGTAAATCCATAATATACTTGGGTTTTAGGTAATTCTTTAACAATTGTAGTTTCTTTGATAATTCTTTGCTTAACATTAGCGTTGAAAGTTCTACCCCATATTTTATTTTGTGAGATTGTATCGGTTACGTCCACAGTTCCTAATGAATCAGGCAATACTAATACATCTTTGTATAATACTTTTGAGTAATAATCTTTTAATAATGCCGCTGTATCTATCACTGCGGGGATTATTACTTCTTTCTCAACGATTGTTTCGTGATAAATATCTTCACCCTTTTTAGTTACCACTTTTGTTTTAACTACTTCAACTGTATCAATTTCATGTTTGATAAGTTCATACTTTTTACCATCTACTTTTACAATTTCGCCAGTTCCTTTTTTGTTTCCACCACATTGTTGAAAAAGTACTATTGCAACTAAAAGTGCTATTGCAATATTTTTTAAATTCAATAATTTTTTCATATTTTATTTTTTAATCAATTCAGAATGATTTAGTTCAATCAATTTTTCTTCTAATAATGTTTTTCTATGAATCAATAATTCAATTGCTTCATATGCTCCATCTATATCTTTTTGTAAATCTTCTTTTACTTTTTCAATATCAACATCCCAAGTCCAAGTTTGCAATGTTCCATCTTCATTTAAAAATTCAATTTGTTTTGAAACACCACTCAAAGCCTCTTCATATCTATCTTTCAATTCCCTAACATAAGCTAACTTATTTCTAGTTATCTTATAATCTTCATAAAATGGATATGTACCATCTTCTTTTAATCCTTGTTCAAATTTAGCCAAACAGGTTGTACACATTCCAGTTTTACGGATTAATTTTTTATCCGCTGCACTATATTGAACAATTGTACAATCTTCTTTAGAGCAATTACTTAATTTATCTAAGTAAGCCCTAATATCATCCATTCTGGTTACATTTGTTTTGTACCCCTCTTTTTGCTCCCACTCTTTACCATCCTTGTCAGTCCAAATTTCACCAACTTCTCTTTTCTTTTCAGCTTCACCTTCATAACCAAATTGTGTTTGATTATTATCCGTTCTTCCAAAAACCGTGTCTATGATGAGTTTACGAGATTTGTGCATCCCTTTTGTTTTTTCATCAAAACTTTTTCTTTTTGCCATATTTCTATACTTTTATAACTGTTTCTTTATACTATATATATCAAATTAAGCGTAAAAAATACCAAGTATCTGATTAAGTGGTGCAAACGTACCTGTAAGTTTGTATGTTTTTCCACCATAAAAGAATACTAATCCTTCACTCGCTACAATTCTATCTACTCCCCCTAATTTGTTTAATCTTGCTAATTCTGCTTTTAATTTTGCTATTTGAGCAGGATTTCCTGCTGTTCTAACTTGGCTTGCAACTGATTTAAATTTATCCTTCATAGCTCTAATTGCTTTATCAGGATGTACAGTCAATACTGAGCTAACAAAATCTAAAATATCTGCACCAACTCCTAAGAATATTTCTTCGAATGGTCTGATGTTATCCTTTTGTTGTTTTGCTACATTAACTTTATCATTATTAATTGCCCAAGCTAAAATCTTTTCGTTTGTAATATTATTCTTATCCAATCTAAATGCCTTTTCACCAAATGCCCATCTTCTAACCAATGCATCTCTTGTCAATTTATTAACTTTTTCGGGTGATTTTGTATCTATAAAGTTTTCCCACCATGCTTGATGATAATTTGCTACATTATCACTATCTGATAAACCAAATTGGGATTGTAATTTAGATAATTTACCTAAATACTTTCCTTGCTTACCACTTAGATTTTCATTCTTTGGTATTGATGTTACAGGTGGTCCTTGTATTGTATATTTAGATTGTACATCTGCATTAACTTGCTTAATCATTCCTGCTAATTGAGATGCTGCTCCCTGATTTGCTCCAATAGCAGAACCTTTCTCATCATAACAAGTTGTATTATGAAATACTAAGATTGCCTGTCCATAAGGAATAACATTAACCGATGTTGGCCATATTACTTCCAAATTCATAAAACACCTACCATCATTAAAGATTTTCTTTCTTTGAGCTTCTGATAATGAACTGATTGCTGCGGTTAAATCTCTCATTGCGAAATTATATGCATCAGTCAATGCACCTCTACCGCCAAACTTAGATGCTACATCAGCTATTCCCATTGCACCTGCTCCGGCATTTTGTAAATGTGATTTGTTACGAGCTGCAATCAATCTACCATTTTTCCAGCTGATTGCTAATGCTTGTCCATCGGTTTTTTCTCTTACTACTCCCAAATCACCATTAAGTGCTTTTGAAATAATATTCTTTAAATCACCAAAAGTTAAATCCATATCATCAAATGGATGGCTCATATGACCATATGCCCCACCTTCTAATAATAATGATTCGTTAAGAGTTTTTTTTTCTACAAACTCATGTAATCCTAATTTATCAGTATAATCTGATATATCGTTATAACCACTATATCTTAATTCTCTTGCAACATCACTTTTAGTTGCTCGGGGGTTAGCACACACCGCTGCTCCTATTTTCTTTCTACCAAATGAACCTGCTTTATCCCATAATTTCATAATTGCTTTGTAATGCCAATCGGTAGTACTTACTTCATCGGTTGCTTTAAAAATGTTTTGCCCCTTATCTCCCAATCTAAATGTTGTTGCCTTTTTACCATTAATTGTTGGCATACCGTGGTCATCTTTTCCGAAATCTTTAACAACAACTTTTTTGTTTTTAAATTTTCCCATCAAAACAGTATCACCCTTATCAACATCTATATTGATATCTTCGGTATAAATTTGTTTATTGATTCTACCATATTCTCTCATCAATATTCCGGCTACCGCATGTGCATTGTTCTCAATCGGAGAACCATCATTGCCATCGGATTCATTTCTCACCAATCCCATCTCATCTTGCTTTCTATGAACCATTTCATGTGCAATAGTTCTAAGAATATCCGCACCTAATCTTCCTTCGATTGCTACATATATTTCTTTGGTTTGTGGATTATAACCACCTAATGAAGTTTTTGTTTCTGCAAATTCTCCACCACCAATTAAATTTACTTTTGGTTGTTCTTGTAATTTTAATCGGCCGCTTGCCCATTCTACAAAGTGTTGAATAGATTTTTGTTTTGTTTCTGAAATATTTTCTTTTAATAAATCTTCTAAATCTTTCTTAGGTTTATTTTCACTATATCTTTTTACAGAATCTAACATTTGCTGATTAGACATCTGATATGTAGACATCTTTTCTAATGTTTTAGATACGACTTTATCTACAAATTTTGCACCACTATCATCTCCTTCACCTTCTAACAAACTTCCGACTACGCCAACTGCCGCGGTTGCTCCGGCGGCATGTACTCCACCCAATCCCATTGTTTCAAAAAATGAGTGTTTGACTAAATCTTTACCGAGATGTGCAGCAAAGCCAGTTGCTCCGTGATGCGCTAATCCCGTAACACCATGAACTGCTCCATGCCCAATTGCCGAACCTATTCCGTGTGCACCCGCTGCTTTAGCAGCTGCGATACCACCACCAATTGCTCCACCAATTGCAGCTGCCCCAATCATAGATGCTCCCAATAACAATACATCTTTACCTAAGTGTTTAAGTGCATGCTTTTGTTTGTGGTGTTCATCTTTACTATATTCGTATTTACCCGTTTCTTCGTTTTTCTTATAACCCAATTTACCACCAGAATTATATAATGATTTAACACTATCAACACTTCCGGTAACCATTTCTTTCTTTTCGTGTGCCCAATGTTTTGCACCATCCCATAAACCCTCTCCTTTTTTCTTAAACCAATCACCAATGTTTTTGGCAGTTGATTTTCTACTCTCAGAATTAGGGTCATTCATTTCTTTTGCAGCCGTTTGGTCTTCTTTTGATAACTTAGCAAGTTCTTTATCCAATTGTTGCTTTGTTTCTTTTTCCCTTGGGTCTACCGGTGGTTTCTCAGCTGATGATTTTAGTTCAGCTCCACTTAATTTATTTGGTGGCGGTGCCTCTGCCGTAGGTGCTTCTCCACCTTTAGCTTTATCAGCTTTACCCTGTGTAGTTTGGTCTTTCTTAACAGGTTGACCAGGTTCAGCCGGCTTTGCAGATTGTGCTGCTGCTTTTCCAGGTTCTTCTTTTTTCTTTGGTTCGTTTGCGGGAGCATCTTCTGGTCCTGCTATTTTTGAAGCTTGAATATGTGCCGGATGTTCTTTTGGTAATCTTAACGCATCTCTTGCTTTTATTTTCTTTTGTTCACCTTTACTATTTGTATAACTAATATCTACATCCAATGCTTTATTTTCAGCTTCTCCAAAATATTCATTAACAAAATCTTTAAATATTTCTTCAGCTGCTACTCTACCTAATAATTCGGATATTGGGTCATATGGTGCTTTGTTTCCGTCAAATGCTTTCTTCTCATCTTCTGGATGTTCGGTTTCATGTCTTGTAGGATGTGGCTCAGGTATTAATTCAGATGATGGTTCTGTATTTACTGATTCATTTAATTTACCTGTTATCATTTTGTATATATCTTTATCAAATTTTGGATATGCTTTTAAGAAAAACTTCTTTGATTTTTCTGCATCATCACTACCCAACCCATTACGAACATCAGTTCCACTTATTGGATTTTGTTCAGCTGGTACTGGGTACACATAACCAATTTCATCATAACCATATCCCATTTTATTGTTGTATGGTTTAAAATATTTACCATGCAATCTATTTGCATCCTTTTCACCTACTGCTGCAATATATTGAGTAGTTTTACCATCGAATTTTGAAAGTATTTCTTTTGGAGCATATGGATTTCCAACTCTAAGAAATTTAGATGATGGAATACCAAACATTGTAGTTGCTATTTTTTTCTTCTCGTTAAAATTAAATGGAGATTTATCAGAACTTGTATCGTTTGATGTACCTATATAAACATTGTTAGCACCAAATTTTGATACTAACTTTGAATAAGTAGCATAGTGTCCTTTGTGGAATGGTTGGAAACGGCCGGAGTATACTACTACCAGCTTTGTTACCTTAGGCTTATCTGCTTCGTTTATTGAATTCATATGTATAAATATCCCAAATCTATTAGTTTAGAAATTTTTATAAACAAATGGGTCTCTTTTTTTCAATTCTTCTAGCTTTTTTTGAATTTTTTTCTTCATTTTATAAGCTTCATACCATTTTACAAAAAATGATATTATAGGTAATTTCTTCATAATTTTAATTTTTATAATATAATTCGGGCCATTCAACGATAATATGAACACCACCTTCATTATAAGCGTTAGTGTATATACTATAAATATCTTCTGAATTTTTTAATTCCCAAATTTTAGTGAATTGTAATATTGATTTAAATTCATTTGTATAATCATTTCTATGTTGAATACCTGGGTCTAATGGGTCTTTACTACCAACCCCAACTCTAATGATAACATTAACCTTTTTACCGGTCATATTTTCAAATTTATCAGCGTGGTTGATTAGTTGATTTGCAGCTGATACTAAAAAATCCCAACGAGGATAGAATGTAATAACTGATTTGCCAGTCATTGCCATACCTAAACTCATTCCCATTTGCGTTTCTTCCATAACAGGAACTTCAATCATTTTTTCCTTTGGTACTTCCGTTAGGGTTGTACTCATTGGATTTCCTGCATAAACTATTTGTTGTCCTATAAAGATTGTATCTTCTTTTTCAGCAAGGAATGTCATTGCTTTAGTAAGTTCATCTTTATATGGAGAAAGTTGTGGAGTACTCATTATGGTCTTGAATTTGGATTATATAAATGTTTATTTGCTTTATACCACTCAATTGTTTCTTTTAGAGCTTCTTTTAAGTTTCTCTTTGGCTTCCATCCTAAATCATTAATCTTTTTTGAAGATAACAATCTAATAGGAATCATTGGTGCTTTGTTATTCACATATTCAATTGGATTTGTATTACTATCCAATTCTTTAATAGTTGCAAGTGTTTCATTTACTGTAAACCCTTCTCCATAACATACATTGAAAATATTGTATGTATCGTTATTCTCTGCTACAAAGATAAAACCATCTGCCATATCTTCAACATGCAATAAATCTCTTACTTCCGTACCATCACCCCAAACTGGGATTGGATTTAAACCATCTGCTACTTTACGAATGTTTGCAGGAGTAACGTGACATTTTTCAAAATCAAATTTGTCATTAGGGCCGAATGCGTTTGAAGGTCTAACTATCAAACACTGCATTGGTTCGTGAATTTGATTAGAAAAGAAATCACATAACATCTCACCGTATCTTTTCATACCACCAACTGCTTTATAAACTGGCAACATAGGTGTAGCGTGTACGTTCATATCTTCGGTACAAAATTCAGTTCCCATATCAGGATAAGTTGTATTAGATGATATGAATAAAAACTTTCTAACTTTGTTTTTCCAACTTTGTTCCATTAAGTTTACATTCATCTCCACATTTGGAGTAACGTGTAATAATGGATTAAATTTAGTATCTAATGCATTTGATGTGTTTGCTGCACAATGAAATACAACATCTACATCTTTACTGATTAGTTCACAAAACTCTGCATTTTGTAAATCTCCTTTAATGTGTTCTACTTCCGATGTTCCTTCGAAATCGTTTCTCAAATCTCTACTGAATGATGTTGAACGGAGGTTTCGGTAACCTTTTTCGTGTAACAACCTTAATAAGTGTGAACCTATAAATCCACTTGCTCCTGTAACTAAAACCTTGTCTGTTTTTTTCATAATAATTTATTTAAATATTTCCCAATTAAGAACTACATCATTTACGAATTTTTTAGTTAATATGGCCGATGTGTGTCCATACCAACTTTTTTCTAAATATTTTTTTTGTTCATCTACATTCATAAAATTCATTTCTCTCCATAATACATTTGGTAATTCACCATCTATATTAGAGTCAAAATTTCTAATACTCCATTCTATAATTCCACCATACAAATGTACGAAATTTTCTTCATAAAACCAAAAGTATTTTTTAAAATCTATTTTATCTGCATATGTTTTTACATATGAATTATTAAAATGTAAATCTTTTTGTTCCCATGTATCACAAATATCTTTATTCTCTATAATACATTCATATACTGATTTTGATTTTGGTGTATGATAAAATGGTGGCGTTTTTCCTTCTTCTAAATATTTTTTACTAAAATTATTACTCATAGTAAAAAATTTAATATTATCAATACCATTTGATTTACAAAAATCTAATAACATACAAATATATTCAAACCACTCAAAATATCTTTCATCATATGATAGAAGATTTTGATGATAATTCCAAATAAATGTATCCAAATTTATAGGATTTTCTGTCATATTATATCCACCTGTCAAATGAAAATACCCTTGTTGATATGGTGATACTTTATCTTTACCATTTATTAAATAATCAACAGTATGCGGCCAGCTTTCAGTATTTTTTTGAAATCTTAAAGCTGGATTGGCTTTTTGATATTTTTCCGGAGTTATAAAAAAAGAATTTCTAGTTAAAGAAGTAAATTGTGCAATAACATTTATATCATTTGGATTAACGCCTTCTTTTAATAAATCTGAAATTTTGTATATAATAGAACGAATTATTGTTTTATTATCATTTGTAATAGTTCCATAATTATGAAGTATATGCGTTTCCTTTAAAGATTGTTGTAGCCAATGTGCCCAAGTCCAATCTTCAATTCTATCATTTAACCAATATCGTTCATCTTGTAAATTACAACGATAATTATTTGTAAATGAACAACCGGATACTACAATGTGCTTCATTATAATCTGCTTTTATATTCTAAAATTGATTTAGTCAATCCTTCTTTTAAAGTTGTTTGTGGTAAGATACCATATTTCTTTTGTCTATCTGCGCCTAAACATCTAATTGGGTCACCATTTGTTTTTGTAGAATCCCATGTAATAACTTTTGTTTTACCTGTGATTTCTTTATAACATTCAACAATGGTTTCAATTGTTTCTTTAATAGTTACTGCTTCTGCACAACCAAAGTTAATAATATCACTAACTTCTTTTTTAACTACATCGATTGCAGCCTGTGCAACATCATCACCAAATACAAAGTCTCTTTTAGATGAACCATCTCCCCAACAAACCATTTCCTCACCTTCTACATTAAATAATTTCCAAATATTAGAACTAATAACAGTTGCATCTTGTGCAAAGTTATCATTCGTACCATATATGTTTGAAGGTCTAATAACCGTATAGTTTTTCCAACCATATTGAACTCTTAACGAATCCAATGTTAATTCACCCATTCTTTTTGTCCAACCTGGATGCCAATCTAAACGAGATGGTGTAGACGCCCAAGTTTCTTCTTGATTCCAAGTATCACCCTCATTCATTACATCTGCCGGCTTATAAACACCAACCGATGAAAGGTATACAAACCAATCTACTTTTGCATCAAATGATGCTTTAATCATATTGGTATTAAACATCAGCATTGGGAATAGGTAATCAGCAGGTTGTGTCGATGACCTTGCTGGCGAGCCTTTAACACCTGCGATGTGTAAAACTATATCTATTTTTTCATCTGCAAATAAACTTTCACAATGAGAAAGATATGTTAGGTCTGTTTTTACCAATTCCAATCTATCTTGATATTGTCCTTTTAGAAAGTTTAAGTTTTCACTAAATCTAAGGTCTACTGCGTATACTTTTGCAGCACCTTCTTCTAAACATTTTTTAACTGCTGGTAATCCTACCAAACCATTTGCTCCGGTTATAATAACCTTTTTTCCTTTAAATTCCATTTTATATTAGTTGTTTGTTTTCGTAATCAAATTTTATTTGTCCAAATATTTCATCAAAACATTCATATTTTTCAAACGTATATAAATGCTTTTGATTGTATAATAAAATATCAACAATTGAATAATACCAATTATGCATTTCTTCTATTGTCATATTTTTTAATTTAAGTAATTCTTTTTCTAAAAGTAATATTCTTTTTTTAGGGTCTCTCTCTAAGTCATAACTTTCATCTATAAATGGTTCAAACGTTTTAAATCCTAATTTTCTTAATTCTGCCAATGTTAAATAATCTCCAAATACTATAAATGGTTGTAAATTTGAAACTGGTTTAAATATTTTTTCTGAAAGAAATACATTTGGTCCAAAGAATGTTTCCGTTACTAAATGAAAATATGAATCCGAATACCAACTTTTTTTATTATTTTTAGAACCGAAATTTGATTTTTGCTCAATTGTTAATGTATTGGTATCTTCTTCGTATGGTAATAATTCTTCTAATTCAGATGTATATTTATTGATATTTTCATTGGTATCATTGTATATTTGTTGTATTGCACTTTTTAATCTATCTTTTGATGTTTTTTGAACAAATGTAAACATTCCTTCTTTTAACAAATTATATTTTAATGCAAAATATCCCATAATAGCTCTTTGTGATTTTTCCATAGTTCTATTTGGACAAATGAATTTATTTTTTCTTAATATATTTGGATTTAAATCTTCTTCCTTAAATAATTCACACATATATCCTAAATTACCTACACATGGAAATTCTTTTATTTGGTCTACATATCCTCTAATAAATAAATGTCCATTATATATTTTAACTTTACTTTTAGGATGTTTTTCATAATATTCTACAAATTTACTCCCACCTAAAAATATAATATTTGAACCATTTATTCCTAATTCATTTAATTGTATTTCAAATTTTCTAATATTATTTTCATCATATAATGGGTCATGTGTTATATTAATTAATATTTTAACTTTGCCTGATTTTAAATGATTTATTATATCAACAGGAATTATATCTTTAAAATAATATTCATATGATGTATCTCCTATTTTAAATTTATTTAAATCATTTAACCCACCCAAAGTTGCTTTAATTTCAATTGGGTAAATATAAGTAAATTCATCATCTAATATTTGATTTGATGAAATTATATTTGTTCTAAAATTTCTGCCAAAATAGTTTATTAATTCTGAATGTCCAAACTTTATAACTTTTTCTTCCGCATTATTTTGCAATGCTTCAAACCAATCAATTTTTAAATTTCGTTTTAGTGTATCTTGTATAAACTCACATATAGCAGGATGTGTTCCATTTCCATGCGGCTTACGTTCACCGCCCTCAATGTACCAATCCGTATATATTAATTTAAAATACGACCCATTTACCGCTTCCATAATGAGGATATTTTGATTTATAAGTGTAATGAATTACATCCGATGGAACTTCTCTTTTTGTATTCCAAGTAGCTTCCGTTGGTGTGTAGGTTGATACCGCATTATCTTCAACTACAAATACAATTGGTAAGTCAAAGTTTCTTGCATACTTGTGAACTTCGTAAAATATACCACTTTCAAATGACATATCACCTACGAACACAAATACTTTTTCATCACCACCTTTTTGTTTGATTCCCATTGCAACACCCAATGCTACCGAAAGAGTACCACCTACAATTGCAGATGAATAAAACTTTTCATCAATATTACAAAGAGTAATTGATTTTCCTTTAAGAATTTCTTCTTCAATCCAATCAATAGGAACTTCTTTTAATAATGCGTGATAGTGAGAACGCCATGTACTAAACACCCAATCCGAAGTTTTAATTCGTTTGAATATTTCAATTAGTTGTTCTTCGTTTCCGTTTGATAAATGAATTGGGCCTCGTATCTTTCCATCTTCCCAATGTTTTACTATTAAATTTTCAAAATCAATTAATGATTCTGCTGTGTGTTGAATATCTCTTAATATTGGATATTGTTCTAAATTTTGTATCATCTGTCTCTTTTTTGTAATATAGGGTTTGTTGTTGGCCATTCCATTTGATATTCCGGGTCATTCCATTTAACTACTCCTTGCTCATCCGCATCCACATAACCATCTTTGTAAAATAAGTTATAATGAAACATACAATCAGTTAATGCGTAATGTCCATTTGCAAAACCTGGTGGAACTAATACTTGATTTCTATCCTTTTCCGTTATCATAAATGATTCCCATTCTCCAAAGGTAGGACTATTTTTTCGCATATCCAAGACAATTAGGTAAATATCACCAACTGCCGCTTGAACTAATTTCCAAGTCTTATTATCATAATGCAATCCTCTTAATACACCTTTATATGATTTTGAGAATCTACCATGTATTTCATTTCCCTCACCAATTTTTGTCATAACAGGATGTTCACCTGAATGAAAGGTTGTAAATATTTCACCTCTATATTCCCTATAAATTGATGGAGTATATGTTGGTACTTCATAACCGAATTTTTTCGATGGAGTAATTTGAAACTCATCCCATTTATTACTCATACTATGTTTGATTTGCGTATCCTAAAGGAAAACCATTTCTAAATTCTGCTCCCATTTTTGGAACTATCATTTGATATCCTTGAATTAATTGTTTAATACCTTTATCCAAATCCCACTCTGGCATCCAACCAGTCGCTTCTATTTTAGCGTTTGATACGATATAATCTCTTTTATCAGGGTCCTCATAAAAGTCGTTGTATGATACCGCAAAATCCTTTACATGAGATTGTATCTTTTCTAACAATCCTTGCTTTGAAAGATTTGCAGAGCTTAATCCTACATTGAAAATTTCACCTTTATATGTTTCATAATTTTCTAACATAAAAAGAAATGCTGATGCAACATCTTCAACGTGAATAAAATTTCTTTTAAAATTCTTTTCAAATATTACTATGTATTTATCCGTAATTGCTTTATAAGTAAAATCATTTACCAATAAATCCGTTCTCATTCTCGGTGAAACTCCAAATACAGTTGCTAATCTAAATGTAATTGCTGATGTATTTGCTCTAAGAAAGTTTTCAGAATCACATTTAGTTTGCCCATAAACTGATATTGGTGCAATTGGTGATTCTTCAGTACATTCTCTTTGGCCTGTGCCTAATCCATATCCACTATTTGTATTTGGATATAAAATCTTTTTATCTTTTGCAAATTTTACAATATTGAATATTTGGTCAAAATTAATTTCTCTTGCTAACTTTGGGTCGGATGCGCAAGCAGGAAATCCTACGATTGCAGCTAATGGAATAATAACATCTGCTTCTTTACATAATGTTTGTAGTAATTCAACATTACGAACATCTCCGTAAATAAATTTAAATTTAGGATTTGATGTATATGATAATAGCGATGTTTGATTAAATAATAATTTATCTAATACAACAACTTCATGTCCAGCATTTAACATTTTACCAACAATGACTGAACCCAAATAACCTGCACCACCTGTGATGAATATTTTCATAACTTCTTTAAAAATAAATATTATGTTCTATATAAAATTGAGGATAGTTTCCACTAAAAGATATATCCCATACTTTATATCTATTGAAATGGTCAAAATCACACATAAAAGCAAAATTCTGCCTTAATGGATAATCATAATTTAATTTTCTTAAATCATTGAATACAATATGACTGTATTTATCTTTATAATTATCTACTATATCTTGTATATCTAATAATTCTAATCTTTTATTTAAAACAAAGCATAATTTATATTCAAAAGTACCATAACCTCTATGCTCTTCTGGTCCAATCATACTACCACATCCAAACCAATAAAAAGCGGCTTCATATGATTGCCTTTCATTATTTTCAAAATAAATTGTTCCTACTAATTTATTATTAATATAACAATCTATTTTTCTTTCTATAAAATTATCACAAATCATATTGTATTCATTGAATTCATTTAATTCAATATCATCTAATCCATAAAATATTTGTTTAACTTGTTGCTGACCATCTTCATCTTTAAACCAATATGTAAATACAACGTTTACATTTCCAAAATCATCTTTAAAAGCAGAAATACCAGAATGCATTCCGTTTCTAGCAAACATATATGCTTGCTCATTTTTTAATGTTTCAGGAAATAATTTTGCAGTTAAATGTACTGTAAAATCTTCTTCCATCCATCTATCAATTCTATCTGATACTGCGTATCTACTTTCTGGTAAAATGAAAAATATATTTTCTTTATTTACTAATAAACTCATAAACTTAAACTTTTATTGTTTTA